AGATACCACATTCGCCAGTTCTGCTTCTATGGCATCATTAGAAATTACTGGTGAGGCAGGACACATTAGTGGTAGTCAATCAACATTAAAAGGATTTAAACAAGCTAACATTACATCTGGTTCATTTGATTATATGAATGTTACTGGAAATGTAACAGCTTCGTCTCTTGAAACAAGTGGTGATGTAATCGCATTCGGTTCATCAGACGAAAGACTTAAAGACAACATTACACCAATCACAGAACCATTATGGAAATTAAATCAAATTGGTGGTTATACATTTGACTGGAACGATAAACAAGATACATACGAAGGACACGACGTGGGTGTTGTCGCTCAAGAAATACATAAAGTATTACCAGAAGTTGTAGCAGAAAGAAGTAATGGATACTTAGGTGTTAAGTATGAAAAGATAGTTCCATTATTGATTGAATCTATAAAAGAATTAGACAAAAAAATCAAACATATCGAAAAGAATTGTGATTGTTTGAATAATTAGTTTGATATTTATTATTAGTAAAAATAGGAGTTATAATGGCAAAAAAATCAAAACAAATTAAATTTACAAAAGAAGAGCTTAGTGGAATTAGAGAAGTTCGTAATAGTTATAATAATATTACGACAAATTTCGGTAATCTTGAAGTTCAAAGAATAAAAGCTGAACAAAGATTAGATGCGATTGAACAACAAAAAGTCATAGCAGAAAACGAATATAATCAAGTAATTCAACAAGAAGTAGAACTTCTTAACAATTTAAATGAAAAATATGGTCAAGGCACATTAGATTTAGAACAAGGTATATTTACACCAGCTGAGTAAAAAAAATAATGGTCCAAAACCACATTTTGAGTTTTTAAATTGATATTTATACTTACGATATAACCTAATTAGGAGAAACATAATGGCTGAAAGAATAGTCAGTCCAGGCGTATTTACCAACGAAAAAGACTTATCTTTCTTACCAGAAGCTATTGGTGATATTGGAGCAGCATTAATCGGACCAACAGAAATGGGTCCTGCTTTTGTTCCAACAACCATCAGAAACTTCGGTGAGTTTGAAACAATTTTTGGTAAAGAAACCGGAGACTTTTATGTTCCTTTCACTGCGAAGCAATATCTTCGTAATGCAGGAGCATTAACAATCGTTCGTGTTTTAGGATTGGGTGGATATACAAACGACACAGTTGTACTTATTGCAAGTGGTTCAACTTATGGAGTAAGAGCATTAGCTACATTAAAACCATCAAGAGGAGCAGGAGCTTCACCATTTATTGGTGGACCAACAAGTGCTTCTATTGATAGTAACGTTAATTCAGCAAGTGCATTTACACTTAAATTAGATACTGATAATGACGGAACTCAAGAGAGTTTTAATTTATCATTTTCTACGAGTTCAGCAAATTACATTACAAATGTATTTAGTGAAAACCCACAAGATAATAGTAAACCCGTGTATGTATATACCAACTTTCAAAATACACAAAATGAAGTAGCAAGTGATGATGTAATTACATTTGCAACAGGTTCAGGTGAAAATTCAGAAAACTTTTCATTTGATTACAAAGTAGCATCAACACCAGCAATTCAATCACAATTAGTAAACGGAGCAAGAGTAGACTTATTTAAAGTCAAAACACTATCACACGGAACAAACGTAAACTCTAAATACAGAATTGGTATTTCTGATGTTAAGAGAGCAGCAGATGTAGCCGGTAGTGATTATGGTTCGTTTGCATTACAAGTGATTGTTAATAACCCAGGTCAAAACGACGACGGGACAGTTTTAGAGAACTTCTCAAATTTAAACTTTGATGAAACTTCTACAAACTACTTAGCGAGACAAATTGGTGATAAGTTTATCACTATTGACTCAGCAGGTAAATTAACATCAAATGGTGATTACCCAAACAACTCTAAATACATTAGAGTTTCAGATATAAGTAATCTACCAAATGTTTCAAAAGAATTAGTACCTATGGGATTTGGTGCGGTATCATTACCAAATTCTACAACACTTGGAACACCAAGTGGTAGTGTACACGCAGCAGCATACCCAACTGCTTCTTTTGTAACAGGACAAACTAACAATCGTGGTTCATTTAGTTCAAATGCATACTATGGATTTGACTTTTTAAACAAAGACAACCAAGCATACTTGAAACCACTTCCAACAGGAGTGGGAGCAGGAAGTAATGTAACAATGAGTTTAGAAAATCAATTAGGTAATGCAGACGCATCTACATTAGGTAGCACATATGCAGACGGCACTACATTGATTTCTTTAACAAATTCAGCATTAGGACAAAGAAAGTTCGTAGTTCCTTTCCAAGAAGGATTTGACGGACAAAACCCAGCAACGGATATTAAATCCGGAACTGATATTGTTGGAAACAACACACAAGGATTTGATTTAAGTTCAGCAACAGCAACAGGTTCAATAGCATTTAAACGAGCAATCGATGCAATTTCAAATCCAGATGAATACGATATTAACTTATTAGCACTTCCAGGTGTTATTCACTCAATTCACTCAAGTGTAACTAATCACGCAATTGATAAGATTGAATCAAGAGCAGATGCCTTCTTTATTATGGACGGCTCTCATTATTCAGCTTCTATTCAAACTGCGATAAATGATATTCAAACCTTAGATAGTAATTATGTAGCAACATATTATCCTTGGGTTAAAGTGATTGACGAAGTGAAAAACAAACCTACTTGGGTTCCACCTTCAGTAGTTCTACCAGGTGTATATGCACAAAATGATAGAATTGGACAAGAGTGGTTCGCACCAGCAGGATTGAATCGTGGTGGTTTAACAGAAGTAACAGAAGCTAAAACAAGACTAACGAACTTGGAAAGAGATGATTTATACGAAAATCGTATTAATCCTATCGCAACTTTCCCAGGTCAAGGTGTAGTAGTGTTTGGTCAGAAAACACTTCAAGGTAAACCAAGTGCATTAGATAGAGTTAATGTTAGAAGATTGTTAATTAATTTGAGAAAATTCATAGCAAGTTCTTCAAGATTCTTAGTGTTTGAACAAAATACAGCAGCTTTAAGAAACAGATTCTTAAATATTGTGAATCCATATATGGAACAAGTTCAAGCAAATGCAGGACTATCAGCGTTTAGGATTGTAATGGATGATTCAAACAACACACCAGATGTTGTAGATAGAAACCAATTAGTTGGTCAAATCTTTATCCAACCAACCAGAACAGCTGAGTTCATTGTCTTAGATTTTGTAGTTCAACCAACAGGCGCAGCCTTTGATGACTAAACTATAAATCAGAGAATAAAGAAAAACCCCCAAGAAATTGGGGGTTTTTTGTTATGATAATGGGAATAAAATTTGAGAGTTTAACCACCTAACTCACAAGGGTTGTTTCTAATCTCGTGAAACACTACATAACCCTTTCGGTTCCAAATTTGTAGTCACCGAAAACCCACGACTCAATAGGTTCTTACGATTACGATATTAACACCTATTTAGGATAAATAGCAAATGTGTCAGCGTATTCAGCCAATGTATTGTATTGACTTCTATGATAACCATATTGTGGCTTGCTACCACCACGATATCTAATTCTATAATTACCAGTCATCATCATTTCTCTAATAACTGGATTAAATCTAAATTCCATAGGAATACCTTTGTAAAGAGCTACCTCACCAGGAGTAGTATTGTTGTAATTTTCAACATTTAATCTTGGTTGATTTTGATTAGCTTCATACAATTCCATAGGATTGTGGTTATATTGATAGACATTCATAGTAAATGTCCTATTGTTAAATCCAAAATCTCTTGGAACAAAAGTATCTTGGTAATTTCTCGGTTGAATTGTTGTATTTTCAGTCATTTCGTTTTCCTTTATCATTATCATAACACTATAATATACAAATACTATTTGTAAATGTCAAGCTTTTTTTTTAAATTATTCTTCGTCTTCTTCGTGGTTATCTCTTTCATAAACTTCTTCTTCACAATCATCACAAAGGAAAAAGCCGTCTATTTCAATACCACACTCTTCACATATTATTTCATCAATCATACTATAATATACAATGAATAAATGACAATGTCAAGTAAAAACTTCTAAAAAACTTCTAAAAAGTTATCGTTATAAGATAACACTTTTTTTGATTTCTTTATATTTATTACTGAGTTAAATTATAGGAGAAATAAAGTGGCATTTTTAGACCCAAACGAAATATTTTTTACACCATTTGAACCTAAGATGAAAAATAGGTTTATTATGGAAATAGACGGAATTCCAGCATACCTTATCAAAACTATGGCAAGACCACAAGTATCATTTGAATCAGTTACTCTTGACCATATCAACACAAAAAGATATGTAAAAGGAAAAGCAACTTGGTCAACATTAGAAATTACTCTCTATGACCCAATCGTTCCTTCAGGAGCACAAGCAGTCAATGAGTGGGTAAGACTTCATCACGAAGCAGCAACCGGCGTAGACGGATACTCTTCTGAATACAAGAAAGATATTACTTTCAATGTATTGAGTCCTAATGGAGAAAGAGTAGAACAATGGGTTCTAAAAGGTGCATTTATTACAACAGCAAATTGGAACGGATTAGATTACGCTTCCAATGAAGTAGTCGATATCAATCTTACAATGCAATACGACTACGCTATATTAGAGTTTTAGGAGATAAGTTATGTGGGCAATATTTAAAGATGATAACGATTACAATGAAAAATCAATAATTGGATTTGCAGCATTCGCAGTAATGACAATATTCGCAGTTGTTGATTTAGGAACAGGAATCGTTGGAAAAGATTTGGTCATTAATGATATGGTATACAATTCATTTGTATTCATAACATTAGGGTCTTTCGGTATCGCAGGTGCTGAAAAGATTATGGGCAAAAAATAGTTATTAATTCTTAATTAATCAAGGAGTAAAAAATGGCTGAAAGTCAGTATGGTTTTCCTACTGAAGTTCTATCTTTACCATCAAACGGATTACTATATCCGGAAGATAGTCCTTTGCGTAGTGGAACAATAGATGTCAAATATATGACAGCAAAAGAGGAAGACATTTTAACATCTCAAAATTTAATTGAACAAGGTATAGTGATTACAAAGTTATTAGAAAGTGTAATTGCGAACTCAAAAATTAAATTAGATGATATGTTAATCGGTGACAAAAATGCACTTATGATTGGGACACGAATATTAGGATATGGTGCAAACTATAACATAATGTTAACAGACCCCGATACACAAGAAAGAGTAGAACACACCGTAGACTTGTCTAAACTAAATAATAAAACAATAGATGAGAGTTTATTAAAAAATGGAAATCTTTTTTCATTCGAATTACCTAATTCTAAACGAGTTGTAGAATTTAAATTACTAACTCACGGAGATGAAAAGGCAATAGAAGAAATTTTAAAAGATTACAAAAAGGTCGAAGAACTCACGGGAGTATCTCAAGAGATTACCACAAGACTAAAATATCAAATACAATCAGTAGATGGAAATAAAGAGCAAAAAGATATTGACAACTTTGTCGATAACGAATTCTTAGCACTTGACGCTAGAGCATACAGAAAGTATGTTTCTGAATTAACGCCTGATACAGATTTGTCATTTGAATACACGAGTCAAAAAGGTAAAAAACACAAACTTGATATTCCTTTAGGGATAGAATTTTTTTGGCCAGCCGCCGAGTAATAGGGCGGCCATACACGAAGAACTCTTTAACATTGCCTATTATGGTAATGGATTCAATCACAACGAACTCTACAATATGCCAGTTCCATTGAGACGTTTCTATGCTCAAAAGTTAATTGATGCTAAAACAAAAGAGACAGAAGAAATTAAAAAATCATCACAGCAAAATGATACACAAATCTCTCGTCCAACATTCCAAAAATCTTAAAACTTGATATTTATTAATAGGAAAAAACTATGAACAGAAAATTTGTAAAAGAAAACAAACAAGTCTTACGAGAGTTTATTGGTAAACTATTGGTTAGTTTAATAACCAAGAAAAACAAAAGAGCTCTTGATAAACATATATCATCAGACCCAGACTTAAAGCAACACTCAGACAAAATAGAAAAGTTGCAAAAAGATATGACTGATAGATTAAAAAAAATAGAAAAAACTAATCCTAAATTAGCTGATTTATTAAGACAAACTGTTAGATAGTTTTTATTCATTTAATTAAAACTAATCATATATGGCAAAAAACGCAAAAGAAAATCAAAAAATCCAAGAAACTATTTTAGAATTATTGACTAAGCAAGGTGAAGCCGCATCGAAAGTCACAAAAGAATTTCAAAAACAAACTGATGCCGCTTCCACAGTTGAAACCATAGTCGCAGCTACAAAAACTGAATACCAAGGACAACAAAAAAACCTTAAAGAATTAAGAGATATTGAAAAAGATATAGCTGATGGTAAAAGGGAAGCTAATAAGGAAGAAATTGACATACTTAAAAAAAATATTAAGTTTAGAGAAGACGCTGTTAAAGCATCAAAAGAAGCTTTTGAATTACAAAAAAAATTAGCACCAACAATCAAAACTCAAGCAGACCAATCAAAAAAACTTGGTGATAATATTAAAGGATTCGTTGAAGCATTTCCAGGTGGAGGTCAAATTTCATCAGTTTTAGGTTTAGATAAGTTAGGTACTGATATGGAAGAGGGAGTTCTTGATAATTTAAAACAAGTTGGAACAACAGGTAAAAAATCAGGAAGTATGGCAGGTGGTGCATTTGCAGGACTTACCACAAGAGTAAAAGCACTCGGAGCAGCTATCGCAGCAAATCCAATATTAGCATTAGGAGCGGTTGTTCTCGCTATCACAACAGCAGTATTCCAATTTAGAAAGAATATAAGAGATTTAGCAAATGAATTAGAAGTTAGTGCGTCAGCAGCTAAAAGTATGAAATTAGAATTAATGGCTGCAGAATTTGAACTAAAAACAATGGGGTTTGATTCAAGTAAACTAAAAACCACATTAGGAGAATTATCAACTGAGTTCGGAACAATGGAAATGATTACCGTTGAAAATGCTAAAAACATTGAAAAAATGGCTCAAGAAATGGGTGTGCTTGGAACCGAGGTTGTTAAATTCAACAAAGTATTTATGGATTTAACAGGAGCTTCATTTGATGCTGCTAACAATATAGCACAATCCGTAGCAGACTTAGCAGAAATGGAAGGTGTTGCGGTTGGTAGAGTGATGAAAGATGTTTCAACCAACGCTGAAACATTTGCTAAATTCTCACAAGACGGAGCAGACGGATTAGCTCGAGCAGCAGTAGAAGCAGCCAAGATTGGTGGTAGTTTAAAAACCGTACTTGAAGTAGCAGATAATGTATTGAAATTAGAATCAAGTTTAACCGCACAATTTAAAGCACAAGTCATAACTGGTAAACAAATCAACCTTGAAAAGGCAAGACAATTAGCACTTGACGGGGATATCTCAGGACTAACTGCAGAAATTCAACAAATCGTTCGTGGTTTCGGAGATATTGAATCTATGAATGTTATTGAAAGACAATCCTTAGCAGACACAATAGGTATATCAGTTAGAGAATTACAAAGAATTTCTCGTGGAGAAGCAATGAAAGAACAAGAAAGTGTTCAAGACAAAATAACTATAACTAATAAGTTAATTGCAGCTGGTAACGCAGACCAGAAGAAACTTCAAGATATACTTGATGGTGGAATACAAACAACAGACAAAACCATTAATTTATTTCAATAAGGAATGAAATGATAACAATTAATCCAGAAAAATTAGTTCGTAATGTAAGTAAAAACGGAGAATTTATATTTCGTGGTGGATTAGCACTACAAGCAGAACTTGGTGCTCAAAATGTTAGAACATTTTCTAAATTCATAACAACACCACAAGGGACAAGGTTTCTTGCACAACAAGCATTATTACAAAAAGCAAATCCAAATAGAAAAAAAATAACAAACATTGACGGAACTAAGGTTGAAGAACAACCATATGAAACAGCAAGAGATTATAATCCATTAGCACCCTTATTAGCAAAAGGAATATCACAAGAGGGAACATTATTTAAACCAAAACGACATA